TTCAACAAGCTGTATTTTGACACGCTTGTAATTATCATCAGCAGCTTTAGCCTGTTCCTGCATAATTTTGAGCGTGAGTTCTGAATCAATTTGCCCCTGTTTCATCAAGTCAGCCGACTTCTCTTGTAGGTCGGCGATGGATTCTAGACTCCTATTGATGCTGCGAGTTAACTGGTCAATAGAGCCATAGCCCTTGATCAGTGCCTCTAACTGTTCGGGTGTCAAACCATTATTGTTATTTTCGTTGCTCATGCATTAAAAGCCCCGCAGATTAATTTTTAAATGGCCACTTAAGCCCTGTTGACCTCTCAAATTTACTCACTGATTGTCGGAGATTAAATTTATCTTTATAGGTTTTAGGATTATCCAAGCCATACTTAGCTGCTGTTCTGACATATTTCTTTTCTCGACCAATTGTTCTGGCGAAGTCGGCAACCTGCTTCTTGTTCCCACGAATCTTCACGGGAATCGCTGCGCCGCCGAACATCCTCGACATAATAGCCGAAACAGCGCCACCGAACATTGACAGCCAACTTTCATTAAGCTCACCCTTGTTCATAATGTCAAGGTCAATTTCGATTGCCTGTAGTTCTTTTGTATCTTCCATTTAAAATGCCTCCAAGAAATATAATTCTATGTATAAGTAGTTCACGCACCATAAAAAAAAAGGAATAGGCGAAATACTCGCCTACTCCCATAAAAAGTTTTTTTTTATTTCTTAGGTGCGCCACGGCGACCCTTGCTCTGAGCCTTTTCCATCGCCGTTTTCTCCTTTTCTAGCTGATCTGATAGCCTTTTTACAAACCATGTTCTCAAACCAACCGGGAGATTATATGCTTCTATGAAACTCCATCCTCCATAGTATTTAAGGAAGAAAAATTGCTCATAGATATTCTCCATGTATTTACTGCTTAGGCCAAAAAAAGTCCGTCGTAAACGGAACCTCCATTTCCCCGGCATGACCACATTCTTCACACTCAAAAACTTGTGTCAAATCTAAATTTGGCATTAGCTTCTGGTATGTCTGGCGTAGGTGTCGGGAATCCCGTGCTGGCAAACTTTTAATAGCCTCTGAAATTTGCCCACGGTCTGTTACACCAGAAATTGAAACAGTAAATAAAGAAATCTGTTGTGACAACATGTCCTCTGGGAGCTTCCTCTTTTTCCGGGCTTCAACAGCCTTTGTAAGAGTCTTCTCGTCATGACCCGTTAAAGGTCTACACTCGAAAGTCCAGTTAGTTGTCGGCAACGTGATTGAAATTAAACCTGTTCCCTTATCAATAACTACATTCTCGATCTCGTCAAGATTTTCATTACCAGTCTGGACAACCTGTTCATTCAAATCAAACGTATGTCGCTGACTTGCCTGACAATTCGGGCAAGTAACACCAGTTGTGTATTCAGCACCATATCCATTAATTCTTGCGTTTACAAGAACTGCATTTTTGTCTCCGATAAGTAATTCGTCTGTGCGAATACGCTTATCAACGACAAGGCTTTGCAAAAACCTATCAAGGGCAACACCCTTCTTGAGAAGGGACTGCGAAGTTAAAATATCTTCTTCCTTTGCAGTCATGTGTCTCACCTCAATCACTTCCTGTTTGTGCAATGGGTGGTTTGGACTATAGAACCGACCTGATGATGGTAGTGCCACAAATTCGGTCGGGGTGACGAATGTTAGTGGTGAACTAGGCATCTCCGGTCGTCCACCTTGCGGCGGCTCTGGTCTAAGACCCATTGTTTCGGGAGTGATTGGCGTGTCGGAATCCATATTTGGAGAACCAATCCTATCTTCGTTTTTTCTTTGACTCATACTTAACCTCTTGTCTATTGTTCCTTAAAGTAAAAAACCCCGTTCTACTTATAAATAGTATAAACGGGGATTTTCTTCAATTTTAGCAAAAAATATGTCTTTTGTTAAATTTAAATTTTAGCCTAGCTTCCAAAGTTCTTTTTCAGAACCCGGTGCGCCAGAGTGAGGTGAGTGAGTAACCTTGAGTTGCGCCCAATCGTAACGAATCTCAAGCTCAACGTCGGTCATCTCGTCAGATTCATAATCGAGTTCGCCGAACTTAACGTCTTTAATCCAAGGGTTAATGAGCGTCCAAGTTTCAACGGCATTACCGTCACTATCAATCTGCTTAATGTTAATTTGATTGCCGATTGCCTTGACCGCCTTCTGCTTTGACATAGTTGCCGTGTCATCAGGCTGTTGTGCTGGCTCGTATCCAGCAGCCTTGATAATGTTTGCAACAGTCGCAGCCATATCAGGATCTACCGGGTCTGCAATCGTCATAGCCACCGTGTTCCACTCAACTCTACCGGGGTAGTAGTATGTGTGGTTAAGGTACTTGTGACCGACCTCGCTAACCGTAAAAGATGGTTTGCCCACCTTCTTTAATGTATAAGCAGGAATCGTACCTACTTCCAAGACCCATCGATATGCTCTTTTGGGATCTTTCTGTGTTGAATCTGACCAAAAACCCATTTTTAATTTCCTCTCTTATAAAGTCGTTCTAGCCTTGCGGCTTTTTACTATTAATAAGTAGTAGGGGGATCGGTAATCCCCCCACACTTATCAAATTTTAATCTTCGAATGAAGCCCCAGACCGTGTGATTACGAAATCCAAAGCGATGAACTCAATTGCTCTCGCTGGCTTCAGCATGATCTTAGCGTACAGAATATTTCTGTCGATAAGGTCAGGCGTCGTTGTAGTCTCGTCCAAGATTACCTTGAACTCTGACAGACCAAATCTACTCTTAACACTTGCCAAGAATGGTTCCACCTGTGAGGTGAACCGCTGCCAAGTTACATTAGTATTCTGGTCGAACAGAATGGTAGCGGCAATTCTTGACACTTCCTTCTTCAAATAAATCATCAGTCGGCGAACATTAATTCTGTCGAGTGCAGATGGAGTTACCTGCAACGTCTTCTGACCGAAGATTACAATCCCCTCAGACGGGAAAGTTGCAATCGGGTTAATGTTTGCTTCGTAAAGCTTATCTCGTTCTCTTGAGGTCAATCGGTATCTGACCTGTGATACTGGCAAGCCAGCAGATCCTTCAGTCAGTCCACCTCGGTTGAATCCAGCAGGGGCGAACCAAACTTCGGTCTTCCTCTGTGAACTCGCCATCGTTCCCAAGGCAACCACAGATGGTGGTGCCCAAAGAATGGCATCATTAATAGTGTCTCTTACCTGAACCCAAGGGAAATAGCAACAGCCATAAGAAGAATTAATTCTTCGATCCTTTAAGTTTAACACAGTCTGATCAACGCTCGGCAAACGAATCGATTCTGCCGAAGTATTTTCTGTGCTCGGAACATAATCACCCTCCAAATCCATAATCGCTAACGTGTCGGCTCTTGCTTCGCAAGTAGTCAACAGGTGATTAGTCAACCCCTCGTTTGTAATACCCGGCATAGCTGCCAAGTTACACTCTACAACCTCTGGGTCTGCAATTGAATCAATCGCTCGCTTAACAGTGTTGTACGCATAGTTTGTCTGTGGCGTACCACCAATATCAAGAACTCTATTAGAAAATGGTTCTTTCTGGGTTACATCCACCCCGTCAGTCCCGCCAACAAGTGGCAAGGTGAAGGAATCATATCCATGCTCAAGAATATCCTTGTAGTCACCAGTTTTCGCATCGCCGTCATCAACAATACCAACATAAGCGTCGGCGTCGTTTCCGCAGACAGTGACAGAGGCACCCGCTCGTCTTGAACCGGGCTTCCACTCTACATGCTGAGAGCTTTTCGTTGTGTCTGCACCAATTACAACATTGGTCATTACCAGATCGTCAAGAGTAAAGTTCGGTACAATACCCAACCCATCAGCATCACCAGCAGCGGCTCGAATTGCAGCAGCATCGTCGGCACCTTCGAAAGCAAGCATGTCATCGGCGGCATCATAGCAACCAGCGGAACGAAGCGCATGAACAGAAAGGGCTTCTCCACCTTCCGTTCTCTGAACGTCGTGATTATCGTTACCAGCAGACCAAGGCTTCAAGCATTCACTGTAAGAATTATCTTTTCGTGTACTATCGGGTTCACACGAGGTTGCACCGAAATGAGCCATTGATCCCTGAGAAAGTCTTCCCTCCTCGGAAGTAGATCTTGTAGCCGCTGACGGAAAGACCAGCGTGTAGGTAGTGTCTGCCTGACCAGCGATGTTCCCATCTGACGCAGAATTGTACCAAGCTTCAGAATCATCGCTTACGCAAACCGTGTCTTCACTGCCGGTATCAGTACCACCAAGATCATTTCCGGTTCGATCAGTGCCGTCACCGTCGCCATTAGTTACCAAAACAACCGTCCGTGGAGATGGTGGACCCTGAAACCCGAAGGGAATCAAGCTTGGATCTGCAACACCAGCATCAATATCCTGATCTACTTCAACACGAACGAAGCGTGAAACATTCGGATACTGACCCGTTGTCTTATACCTGTTCTCCTCATAACTCCAAGTCGTCACCATATCACCAATGCGTCTTGCAATGTAGTCTGATGAGGCTGGGTTTAAATTACAAGATGAATAACGCTCCACATACTGTGGTGCATTATCACTATCACCTGTCCTGCGAAGGGTTACAGTGAAACTTCCATATGGGTCAAAGTCTCCAGATGCAGCTTTAATATCGGAGATAGACACCTTAAGGTGATCTGTCGCCCAAGCGCCGTCATCAAGACCCTCAAACCTGAAAAGCTTTGAAACGTCACTTTGATAATCGCCAGTTGAAGCATTCACGACGTGTTCATCATAGTCGCCCTGATGCTGACTCAAAACCCATGAAGATTTTGGAGCCTGTGCTTCCTGCTGTTGATCTCCCTTGTGGAAGTCGTCATGCCCCTGAAGGGGTAGTAGAATGGCGCACTTGTCACCAGACTCGTCAATCAATGCCTTGAGGTGAGAATCGTATGTCTCTCCCAAGAAGTACGATTCGGTCTTGCTAGAAACCTTCTCGTCCAAAAGTGTTGGGTTTGTATTCAACACCTTTCGAATGTACTTTTTTGAAGACTCGGAGAAATTAACACTCTTGTTAACGCCACCAATCTTCAACTTGAATTCATAATCAGAACCTTGACTTTTCACAACCTGACCAACCTTGCCGTCAACAGCGCCGCCAGATAAAGCAGAACCTCCGACAAGCCCGATATTGCTATCCCGAACATAAATCACTGCTGCCAAAGCAAGGGGGATTTCATTACCGGATTCAAGGTCTTGACCAACAAAAAGCCCAAAAGCGGCAGATTCATCGGCACCATCACCACCCTGCCCAAGTCCATTATCGCCAGCAATATTCCAACCAGCAACACCATCGGTGGCGTCGTCATGCTGATGACCAAGCAAACGAATAAAAGTTAAAGGAGAAGCATTTCGAAGCCAAGCTTGTGCAGCATACGCAGCATAGGTTGGTGCGGTTCTGTTGCCACCTCTCCATAAATCTCCACCTTCCCCACCGGGAATTGGATTACCAAACATTTCTACGAATTCGGAAAACGAATTAACCGTTACGGGTCGCATACCCGGTCCACGTTCCGCACGACCAATCACTACGGGACCAATACCACCACCCTCGCCGGGTAGCTGTGAGTTGTCGATCTCGTTAATGAAAATACCGGGTGAAACAAATCTAAATTTCTTTACTGACATTTCTAATCTCTCCTTAGTTTCTCGATTGTGAATCAATGAGCAAGACAGAACTAATTCCGAATCCCATTTCTCTAATAAATAGTATGATAAATCCCGAAAGGAACTAAATTATCCCCTAAATTTGGATTTATCCCATTCTCCGGGTTTTTCGTCGGTCATGACACGCTCTCTGGGCATCTTGACCTCCACCGCATTCTCTGTAATGACTACTTTTGGGTGATCTTGGTTCGGTCCATCGCCGATAAGCATACCAAGAACCTTGATCTCAACTTTGGTCTGATATTTTCTCTCATCCTCACCCATGTCGGCAACATTATTTTCTTGTGAAAAGTCTTGTCCAATAAAAATTTCAAACTTATGCCCGTCGAACTCAATAACCTCATAATTGATCCCGTTCCCCTCTGTAATAAAGGGTTGGACGATTTCATTCATCTGTTGCTGATATTCTGTCCATACGGTGATAACATATGTCACATCAACATAGACTGGCTGGGGGATTGACATGTATTCATAAACAATTTTTTTATTTTGTTTTTGAGTTTTAAAATTTACCTGAGATCTGTTGCGTAATGCTGCTGCGTTTTGAAAATTCTTTGTCTTGTCTTGATTAATTCTTCGTGCAACGACAAGGACACCGCCACGGTCGTCGTGGGGCGGGACGTTTGCCCAATATGGTCCTTTCCTTGCGGGATCTTTTACAACAGCAGTTCTTTCCACCGTCAACGCTGGGAGTATGATGTGTCCTGCGCTATCTCTCGCCTCTCGTGCTTCCTTAGTCTGCCTTGCTCTCTCTGCTGTTGACCACCGAACAGGAACTTTTGTCCAACCCTTGTTGGTCGTACAGTAAAGATCCATATCTTCCTTTACCCATTTCATAAGAGCACGGTCGATTGTTTCGATGGAGCACGGATTAATGTTGATAACTTTTTTATCTAAATTTGTTCCCTTAACTTCCATCAAATAATCCCTTCCTTGCCATACTACATTTAGCTACGATTTCCATTTTGTGTTCTGTCCTCCCAAACAATTCGTTGGGCTGACCCAGAGCAACAATCTCATAAAGATCATCACCGTACTGCACAAAGTCTCCCTCTCTTACATAGAGGTCTTGATCCTCTACAAGCCTTCTTTTATGAAAATGCACAGTAATTGTTGCGTGTCTATCAATTCCGAAATTTGTCGATGTGGTTTCTGACCCCTCCCAATCCACCAAGGCATATACTCTTACCGGGGGGAGGAAAGTCTTCTTAATTGCTTCTCCATATAGGTCATGATAATTTGTTTTGTCTAGGGAGATTGGATAATATAAAATTGTCTGCCCAATAACTCGTTCA